AATTCCAACGTGCTTATTGGAAGTTCCAGCATGATGAGGCTTTACGTATGGGGCTTGATAAACGAGCTGGTGATATTAAAAAAGCTATGGGTGTTCGTAAAATATGGGGCAAAGTTAGTGAAGATCATGTAGATATTATTCGTCAGATGAGTGAGGGTAATATACTCGGTGGTTCTCAAGGTCAGGTTGCTGGAGAGTTTGGTGTCAGTCCTATAGTGGGTGGTAGGCGTATCAATTTTTCTGCGATAAATCCTTTGGATTCACGCAACGCTCCTTTGCGTTTGTCACGCAACATTGGTGTTGGCACGGAAACTTTTATACGTGGAGTGATGGGCTTTGATGTATTAAAAAAGGGAGGCATGGTTGATGAAGCTTTCGATACGGTTGTTAAGTTTCATTTCGATTACGATGACCTTTCAGATTTTGAACGCAGCTTTGTTAAGCGCGTAGTTCCTTTCTACACGTGGACTAAGAAGAATCTTCCTTTGATGTTGGAGCAGATAGGTAGGAATCCTGCGAAGATGACTGCGTATTTGAAAGCTAAGAAGGAAATAGAGAGAGGTCAAGAGAAGCCTGCGGTTATACCTGATTACTTTATTAGGCAGGGTGGTATTCAATTACCGTTTAAGTATAAGGGTGAGAACATGTTTGTTCTTCCTGATCTTCCTTTCAAGTCCCCGATTGAGATGATTGATCCAGCGTTGCAGTTCAGAACAGATTTGTCTGTTGCTGAACGTGCAAGGTTAGCGATTGGTACTTTGGGTACGATGACTACACCTATCGTTAAAGCTCCTTATGAGTGGAACGCTAAACAGAATTTGTGGAAGGGGTATACGTTTGATGGCAGGTACCAGCAGGTGCCTACTGTTTTCTATAAGACTCCTTTGCTTATGCCTATGATGCAGGCTGTTGGTTTGGCTACTAAAGAGAATGATATTTGGATGATGCGTGACCATGATTTGCACGCGATGGCTCAGATGTTACCTACTTTTTCTGATATGCGTAGGTTGTTTCCAAGTGAAGAGAGGTATCAGCAGAGAACTTTGTCTACTTGGATGTCTTTTGTGTTTGGTCTTGGTTTAAGAACCAATACCAAAGAGGAACAGGAACGCACTGTACGTGCTAAATTCTTTGAGATGCAGGATGAGATGAGAGATATGCGTAGTTTGCAGCAAGCAGCTGAAGGTGATCAGTAGGGACAGAGTGACCTAAGGGTATGAAGTACATTAGTAGGAGCGATTGGGGGGCTTTACATTCAGGTAAGCCCTTAAAGGATTTCAGACGAAAAGTAGTAGGGATAGTCATTCATCACACTACAGGACCGTCAGATAAGCCGTGGGACCGTGTGAGAGGACATGACAAGTACCACGTTAAGACTAAGAAATGGGATTCAATCGCTTACAACTGGTTGGTATCTGGAGAGAGTGGAGAAATTTTTGAAGGCAGAGGCTGGAAGAAAGGTGCCGCTACTTATGGGCAGAACTCGAAAACTATTTCGATTTCATACATAGGAGATTCAGATAAAGAACTGACAGCTCTCGGTAAAGAGACAATTCTTACCGTTGTCAGGGCAATACGCGAAAGACATGGCGATCACCTGTGGGTTAAATGCCATAAAGATTTCTCATCTACTACATGCCCTGGCAAAACTTTAAGCAAGTGGGTTCATGGTGGGATGGACACAAGTGAAAGCCCCGCTAATGTAGCTATTGATTGGGGAGCTATTCAGCGGTACATCATTGACAAAGGCAATGCTTACTTATCGGCACGCATACTTAAGAGAGGATCAAGAGGTGAGCTTGTTGAGCTTGCACAAAAAAGATTAAACGATTTGACTAAAGCTAATTTAAAAGTTGACGGCATCTTTGGTAGAAAAACTGGTGATGCGGTTAAGAAATTCAAATCAAATTATGCAATGAAAGTAAATAGAATAATAGATAAAGATACATGGAAGGTTTTGTGGACAGTATGAAAAATTTTGGAGATATGTTAGAGAGAGCAGCTTGGACTTTTGCTCAAGCGTTCTTAGCTATATTTGTTTTAGGTGACATGGCATCCCTTAAGGGTGCAGCTGTTGCAGGTGGAGCTGCTGCTCTGTCGGTAATTAAAACTTACGCAAAGGACAGAGTTAAATAAATGAACTCAGAGGAAGTGGATCAGAAGTTTGCCGAATGGCTGACGTATGAAGGCGATGCTATTGCATCGCAGGTCCACGACACTCTGAAAGATACATCGCACAGTTTAGAAATAGAGGATGGTAGTCACGCAGTATGGCATGACAGTCATCTTGGGATGCTACTGGTGCTACCGTTTGAACACGCTATGGCTTTCTCAGCTGAGGCTATGACAGGTGACTTTGAAAACAGTCCTTTGCATAACTACGTGTTCGCTACTATTACTGAACTGATTATGCGTGCTACTGCTGTGATGGAAGAATCGGAAGAGGATCCTCTGTAAGAGGTAACTCCCATTCTCCTGCTTCAAGCAGGCAACCTATTAGGCAGTACCCAACAATATCTGAAAGCGTATCTACTACGCTTTCATAGTTTGGTATGCCATCATTCTCACCGAGAACTGCTGTGTTCATCAGGTTCTCTAAGCGTGCTATTTTGTCGTGCATACGCACGATCAGACCATCACGCCCAAATCTGGAATGGTTTGCATAACCATAATCTTCTTGCTTCTTACGCATCATGGGATACAGAGCTTCACATGTTGGCATCTCATAGTCGTAACCTAAATACTCTGCGTAATCTAGAGCCATGATAGCCATTGCATGAAACCAACTGGTATTTACATGTTGAGCTTGGTTGGCTTCATCTTCCGTAAGTACTGCTTGATACCAGTCTTTACAGAACTGGTCATATTCATATCGCATGGCGAAAAGTAAACCGCCATCTCTATACGCAGGATGTCTGACACCTTGTCCTCTGTATGCGTCTATTCTATCTGCGTGTAATAAGACAGAATGATCCCAATGAATTGGGCTAATTCTGTTAAGTGGATTGTCCTCCATTTATATACTCCCTCACTAAAGTGTTTTCTAATAATTTTTCTCGTAGTTCTACGAGGATCTTGTCACGCTTACGAGCCAAAGTAGTTTTAGGTATACCTAATACGCGTTCGACTTCTCGTAAACTGAGACGTTCAAATAGTAAAGCGTTTACTATCCATAGATCTTCTGCATCTAAAGATTCAACAGCTTCTATAACAGCTTCACGTAACAGGAACCTTTCTTCTTTTGATATGCGAGGTTCTTTATGTGCAGCTGTTTGCTGTATTGATTCTATTGCAGTAGATGGTTGACCTTTTGTGTTTGTTAAATCAAATAGCCAAGCGTACTCTACTGGGTCACGCAGTATTTCCCGCTTGCTCATTGAGCCAGATCACCTCTGATTGTATTGCGTAGTATTCTTTCCCTTCAGGAAAGCTGTCTACTCTTGCTTGCTTACACATTTTGTTCAGCTCATTCAACTCTATATACGCATGACGATCCTTATGAGAATCGTATACGAACAGTTTGACAGGATGTTCCTTTGCCCATTTACGCAAAGCATCCATCTTGTCTAACTTAAGCTTGAGTGTCTGGTCTTGTCCAAACCCTTGCACCTCTACGAAACATTCACTTGTTAAATAGTCGGGTGTGTATCGTATTAGTGGGGGTAAGGATGACATTCTGAGAGGTGGTCTGTTTAATCCAAAGCGCACATAATTAACTGGGCTTACTTCTTCAAATTTTCTTTCAGCTATGTCACCCATGGTTTGTAAGCGTCGTTCAAAATTTTCGTTTTTAAAGCTCATTGTTATACCTTTATCGCGTCTACTTGTACTACCTGTCTGTCGTTAGCAATGATTCCTGCGCGTTGGATTCCATCCAACGCAAGCTTGATGTAGTTATCTATGTCACCACGTAGTTTGGTTGACCATTTTTCATCAGCTGGAATTATAGTTACGAACGTGCAGTCCTCTTTAAACATGAGTTCTATACGCACGTTGCCTTCAAAGACAGGGTGGTCACCCCCCACTGATTCTTCATACGCTTTTTCTGCGCGTACAGTTTCAGCAGGGGTGTAGACTCTTCCCTTTCGTGACATTCTTGGTCTGCCTTTCGGCACTGGTCTTTCTCTTACATGGAAAGAGAACTCAGTTGGCTCTTCTTCCTGCTTCGGAGACGAGCCTTTCGATTTGCCTGTCACAATCATTCCTTCCAGTGAACTTCGGACCTTCTTCGTACCATGAACTCAGTCTTGAGTCCAAGTCCTTAGTCCATGAAACCACATCTGAAGAGGAATATCCAGTTTCAAACATTGCACGTGCAAATCTGTTAAGGAACCCATGCCTGCCTCGACCTGCTCCTGTCCCTTTGTAGTAAGGAACAGGACCGCCTTCAAACATTTGTTTAGGTAGTCCTCTTAGTTTGCTTCCGTCTATTTTCATCAGCGGTTCCTTGCTGTAATCCCTAGGTGGGGGCAAGTCTGGCTGTGTTACGACAGGTGCTTTGTAATGTGTAGCTGCTTCTATGAGTAGATGCTTAGGTGTTAGGTTCTTTTGAACCCTGTTGATAAACGAAGTCACATCCCATAATGATCTTTCATCAAGTACCTGTTGTCTACCTTCAGGTCTGCTCGCACCATAAGGTAAGCGAACATAGTTCCCTGGTGGTCTAGGTAATGAATCTTGTTTAGGGAATACAGCATCATAGGTAGCGTCTGTTAATTGCAGCGCTGCCATCATTGCTCTTCGCATTGTAAATGCTGGTGTCCATTCGTCTGCGAATATCCACACGTGACATCCCTTACTTTTGGACAGTTCAACGTAGCTTTCTATGCCTAATACTTTAAGTATTGTTTGTGCGTTCCTCGCTATTATTAACGAGTCCACACCTTCGTCTATGTCCATCGCTCCCCATTTGCACATCCAGAGTTCTTCTAGCATGTCGGGGTATTCGTTTAACTTGTCATGCTTGTACCCTTCGGGTCCGCATGTAGTTATGTAAGGGTCGTACACCATTGGGTATATTCCAATTTGGTTTTCGCCTGTTAGATGGTCGTACATTAACTGTTCTGTTACTGGTTCCCATCTGCATCCACCTGCATCGGTACCAAAAGCGTAAGGGAATCCTTCAAAGATTTGCATGAAAGATTCAGCTACCCATTGGTTATGTTTGTTTTGGTCAGTCGTCGTCATTGAAACTCATCTGCTCCCATGTGACTCCAGGCTCAAGCAATCTCCCACTTGCATCTATTGTGAGGTTTACTTCAGCCTTCTCACCATCGCCTGCTTTGTTTTTCCATAAGCCTGCGCTTATCTCATCTTCATAATATGAACGTGTCTCTTCGTCTAGGCTTGTATCATCCCAACGTCTCCACGTTTCTATTAAGAAGTGACTCTCACTGGTAGAGGCATAACGCCCTGCGTCTATACCACCTGCCGAGCCTCTGGTTCCAGAACCTCGCCCCGACTGGTGAACCATCACGCCTACGACACGCCAATCAGAGATCAGCTGCTTGAACGATTCGATTTTTCCTTGCACGCTTGCTGCGTCGCTTGGACCACCGCCTCGTATCAGCTCTAGATAATCGTAGATCAGCACTTGTGGTCGTTTACCTTCCCACAATGTGACGGATGCTATACGCATAGCTTTATCTAAATCATCCACAGACATTCCTGTAGATTCAAAGTGTAGATTGTTTTCATTACGCATAATCTCTGACACACGTTCCCATGCTGTCGGATCTTCACGTATCAATCTATGCACCCAATCCTTCTGGTCTATCTCCAATCTGATAGCCGCATACTTACCCCAAAACATTGTCTCTGTTTCATCAGGGCTAACCCATAGCGTTCTATGATTCCGATTACGCGCGATCATGTTCATAGCTAAAAGGCTTTTGCCAGTATGTGATTTACCTATCAAGGTGACCAGTTGACCTGGGCGTGCGCCACCTAAAGTGGCTTCATCAAACGCACGAACACCGAATGTCCATTCGTTGCCCGCTCGTAAGTCATGTTTCATTCGACGCACTTGTTCATCCTTGGGTGTGAACAAGCGTTGCATATCCGCAGGGGATATACCGTCTATCTCTATCGGGGCAGGAGGCTCTTCAGCTTCCTGCCCCAAGAGACGTTGAGCATCTTCAATGCTCAATCTTTCAGGCATCTACCTTCGCTAACCAGTTGTTAGGATCGACAGGTGCTGGTCGCTCACCCCAGTTAAATGGAGTGTGCTTAACTAGCCCACCAAAGTAACCGCTTTTGTTTGCAAGAGGATGGTTGCCATCTCCTTGCCCAAGGACAGGGTTACCTTCAGCATCTAGGCTGGTGCCTTTCTTTATTTTAAAGTCACCAAGCCCACACTTGCCTGTCTTAGTGGTTGGAATGTCCACGCCTCGCATGGATTCCGCCCAGTAATCCGCAGGGAATTGTTTAATTCCCGCTTGGAATAGCTTACGAACAGCTTGATTATCCATAAACATGCTGTCCTTTGAGGCATACGCGATGCCTGCTTGTTTCTCAGCCAAAAAGATTTTGTGGACTAAGTTATATTCCTCATCATCTATGTACATTGACTGCCTACCAGACGACGCTGCTGGTTGAACCTCTGTGGTTCCCTCAAAAGTGTCGTTGATTATTGCTTGTGCAGCTTGCATCCCATAATCAGGGGTGTCAGCTGCGGGTGGGGCTGCAGATAAGCTACCTTCTAAGGTTGCTTTCAATGCAGGTAACGCAAGAGCTAAAGCTTCTGCGTTTTCAATAGCCATAGTTACAGCTACCCCTTCGTCGCCGCTATTTTTCTCGGCGACAGCAAGCTCAACTGCTGCTTTTAAACAGACTTGAGCTTCGATACTTGCCCTTTCATTAGGGCTCATTGGCTTAAATGCCATTCTAAGTGCCTCCTATCGTTGCACCTTTACACTGTGCGAAGTAATCGCACCATTTTTCTGAACACCACCACCCATTATCACCGAGAGCCATAGCTCTTGAGTCGGATTCTAATAGTTGGCAGAGTCTCAGAACCTTTGCACGTAACCAATCTGTATGCGATTCATCACGTACTAAATCCATTCTGCCCACTCCTTTGGAGTGCATTACCGCATACGAAAAGTTAGGTATGCCAGTAGCCCAGCAGTAAGCCATGCTTTGCACATCCCACCTATCGTATTGCCATTTGTCTCTTGAGTAATCTCGCTTAGGGAATTTCCAATCCCATATACGATCCTCTTCTACAAGATCAACTGTTCCACTGAGGTACACGATACGTTCATCATCCTCAAAGAATAGTTTGTTGAACTC